CGTGCTCCTGATATTTTAGCTATGATGGGGTCAATAATTGCAGGAACATCAATCATTGGTAGCGCGGTTATGACACCAATTTCACAATCTAATAATATATTAATCATTTTAGCTAGTTATTTACAAACGGCTACAGTTACCGCATCAGGATTATATTTTTTAAAACAAGGTGGGTTGCCTATAAATGATATATTAGGTGAAGCAGGAAGAGAAAGTGTAAAATGTATACGAAGTGGTTGTACTATTGCTGCAAATACAATGAACAACCTTTTTACATTAGGGTTATCTACTTTAGGATCATATGTCACGACCGATTATAACAATTTAGAAATAAATTGGGATTCTAGTTCTGTTGCCCCTTCTACGTCTTCCGCGTCTTCTGCGTCTTCCGCGTCTTCCGCGTCTTCGGCAATAAAATTAATATTAGATGCGAATGAAGAACAACAAATATCATATATTTTACAATTGCGAACACAGCCAAGTTCACAGGTTGATTCTGAATTAACCGAATCAGATTTAGAATATGCAGCGGATTATGAATCTAATGGTTCCGCTTTGGGTGGAAGAAGAAAAAGTAGGCGACACGGTAAATCAAAACGAACAAAAAATAAAAGAAAATGTAGAAAATGTAGAAAAACTAAAAAATGTAAAAAATATTGTAAAACATTAAAACGATACAAAAGAAAAATGCACCTGTAAATAATTGCGGAACTATGTTTATAATATTTTCTCAAATAGTAGTAAATGTCAAATAAACAAAAGACAATTATTTCCTATTTTGAAAGTAGAAATCATTTTATTGGTTTATTAGAAAAAAACCCTGGTTTAGTAATAATAAAAATGGGGGCAACTTGGTGTGGCCCTTGTAAAAAAATAAAACCAGTTGTCGACGCATTTTTTGCTTGTTCCCCTGAAAATGTGATTTGTTGTGAAATAGATGTAGATGAATCGGTTGATTTATATACATATTTTAAAAGTAAAAAAATGGTAAATGGTATTCCAGTTATAATGTGTTTTAAAAAAGGGAATACAAGTTATATACCCGATGATTCTGTTACTGGGTCAGACCCAGCAGGGCTTGATGCTTTTTTTAAACGATGTGGATTACACTTGTTTTCTATAAAAGGTAAATAATTATTATTTATATATTTTTGCGTATAAAACTATATAAAAATGATGTATAACATATTATTAATGAAAGATACTAATTTAAAAGTTCAACCAACGGACAATATACCCAAAATATTAGAAGATATACATGATAATATTAATATTATTATAGAAGAAATAGAAGAAAAAAACGAACCAAAAATAATTAATTTAGGAGAAAAAAATTTTATTAAAAATGATAAACCATTTATACCTATACAAAAACCAGTAGCTATGTTAAGAAAAAAAGATAAACATTCATTTATGCATTCAATTATGTGGAATAATTCACAAGCTACAATGACAAATAAAAAACGTGTGAAATCAATTATTTGTGCTGGTAAACCCAAATATGAATTCAAATCATCCAACCCAACTAAATTAACACCATCCCCATGGTATAATCCTACAAGAAAACAACCAAATATGGATTTACATAATTTCCCTGTATCTAATTTTGAATTGGACAAACTTCCAAAAAATAATAAAAATATACAATTTGAAGAGACTTTAGAAAAATTAATTTTTAATGTTAAAAATAATGAATGGACTAATGTGGAACAAATAATAAATCTAATGCAATCCCAAACTACTAAAAAAGTAATTGAACATAAATATATGAATTTAATCATTTTTGAAGATGATACATTCAGAGCAGTTATTCAAATTCCAGAAAAAAATATGGATATTATTAAAGGTTGGTATGAAAAATGTAATCAAGTGATTGAAATAGAAGACCTTGATATAACTATACCTGAACAAATTGAAGAAAAAGATTTAACCCCAATATTATTTAAAAATATTTCGTGTGAACATAAAGATATATTTGTTAAATCATATATTCCTGATATTTTTAATAGTCTTTTAACAATGGATAAAATATATAATTTAGAAAATAAAATGTCTATTAAAACTAAATATACTGATAATAAAATTAAAGACCTTGATATACCAAGTATAGAAAAATTAAAAATAGTTATTCCGTCTAATATGCATTACACAAATAAATATTATTACAAAAAGGATAATAAAATAGTATCAATAGATAAATATGTAAAAAAAATGAAACCAACCCCAACAAAAAGTAATAACAATAAGAATAGTTTAAAAGATAATAACTATTATTTCTCTATTAAAAAAGAATTCCCTGATAATATTCATTTACAAAATAATATAGATAGTTTATCTGACGAGGAAGCCAGTTTATCTGATGAGGAAGATAGTTTGCCTGATTATAGTGAAGTTAAAGATTCTAATGTTTCTCCTCTTGATGATATTGATGGTGGTGTTAAATCTTATAACTATGATTATGATGTATTAAAACCATTATTTGGGTCTAATTGTCAGGAAATATGCCCTATAGATACAGAAAAAATAGATAAAGAAAAATTAGAAAAAGAAAAAATCAAAAATGATAAATTAATAATAGTATTATTTAATTCAATAATTAATCAAACAATAGTTGTTATTGATCCAGATTTAATTACATTAGAAACTATACACGAATGTAATGGGTATGGATTTTTAGAGTTATTTACAATAGATTCAAATAATAGTGAATTAGAAGAATTAATAATAAAACATTATGATAAAATATGCTTTAATAATATAAAAGAACTAAATAACACACTTTTATCTACATCCAAAGTAATTAATTTAATAAAAAATAGACAAGATAGTAAATTTTTGTTACTAAAAGTAAAAGAGGAGACAAGTGTAAAAAACTTTATAAACACTCGGTATGAAATAACAGACAACAATGATTGTAAAGTTAAAGCATCTGTATTATATGATATAATAATAAAAACGGATTCTTGTAAAATAGATGATAAATTACAATCTGGTTTTAAAAATAGAGTCAGAGGTTATCTAAAAGATTTAGGGTTTCAAAAAAAATTATGTAATGATGGATATTATTATTTTGGTATTACTGATAAATATAATGATAAAAACTTAGAACATACACTTAATAATTCGATATATACACATAATAAAAAAATAGATTTTGAAGAGTTTATAAACGAGCGTGATAAGGAAACAAAAGAGATTGTAACACAATTAAACTGGAAAAAAGATAATTATTTTTCTGATATATAGGAATAAATAACGAATAAGCATTTTATTATATAATATAAGTTATTATATAATATAAGTTATTATATTATATAAGTTATTATATAATAAATAAAATATTCATACACTATATTATAAATGAATTATAAAGGTTTAGGTGAATGTACACCTACGAGTTGTCCAAAATCAGGTATAAAAATACACGAATCAAATAATAATTATAAAACAGATCCTTTTTTAAAAAATACATCTTCCCAATTATCTAAGCCTGTAAATTTCCATAACACTACTTTAGACACACTTGATTTAAATTTAGACCATTATTCGTTAGAAGATTTATATAATCTATTTAATATATATAATGGAGTGTTGGATGAACCGAATTTAAAAACAGCGAAACAAATTGTGTTAAAAATGCATCCAGACAAATCACGATTAGATAGTAAGTATTTTCTGTTTTTTTCAAATGCTTATAAACGATTATATGGTATTTATGAATTTCAAAATAAATCCACAAAAAAAACATATAAAGATGAGGATTTTTTTGATGATAGTAATCGTAATGTTTTAAATAATATGTTTGAAAAAAATAAAGATTTTAAAGATCCTGCGAATTTTAATTCCTGGTTTAATAAAACATTTGAAAAACATAGGCTTGAAAATCCAAACGAACAAGGATATGGTGACTGGCTTAAAACAGAAGAAGGGATAATACATATTAATGAAAATGTTACAAAGGGAAATATGAATGATATTTTTGAACAAAAAAAGAAGCAAATACAGGCGGTATCTATATATACAGGTGTTACTGATATGTATTCATCAAGCTTTGGGGCTTCATTATTAAATGGGGGTGATAATTTTACAAGTGATAACTATACCGATTTAAGACAAGCATATACAGAAACATTGATACCAGTTACACAAGATGATTATGAAAAAATGCATAAATTTAACAATATTAGTGAATATAAAGCTCATCGTGATAAAGTAGATACAACTCCGTTAACTAAAGAAGAAGGTGAACGAAAATTACTAAGTCAAAAACAACAAATGGACCAAGAATCTGCCGCATTAGCATTTAAATATGCTCAAGAAGCGGAAAAGGCAAAACAAAAACAAAGTTCTTTTTGGGGTGATATAAAACAACTAACTGGTTGGTAGAAACGGTGGAATAATATATATGAAAACAACTTAAAGACCGCGAAATATATATTTTAAAAAACAACTTAAAGATCGAGAAATATATATTTTAAAAAACAACTTAAAGACATTTTATCAATTATATTTGAGAACTAAATAACACTTAGTTACGTTAACATCGGTATTACGCGTTAGCAAAAATTCTCGGGTTATTGAAATCGAGTGATATTTATTTCTCCTAAATTTGTATAATTATTAAATACTTATTTGGTATTTACTATACTTTTTTTTAAATGTATAGTATATATGTTAGTTGCTAATTATATTATTCTATTTGTAATAATTATATCATTAGGGATTCTTTATCAAAAATATCTTGAAAAACAATCAAATATGATAGAATATGATAATTATAGTGAAATCAAGAAATATTTATTAAAAGATAAAACTTTAGATAAGAGTAAAAAACCAATATTATGGATTTACATTCCTCACGAATACAATTCTAGAAATTGGTTAAGTTTTGGCTCCAGAAGTTCAAATGAATTAAATCAACCTTATTTATATTTAACTGTAAAAACTATTATTAAAAATTGCGATGAATCATTTAAAATCGTATTAATTGATGACGGTTCGTTTGAAAAACTAATTCCAAATTGGAATATTAATATGTCTCTTCTTGCTGACCCTATA